CTCTGCATCTTTAACTTTGCCAGGTGCAACAAATTCAAACTCACCTTTAACATTTAATCAAATCGCTGGAGTACTTAACCCATCAGGTACAGTAGGATCAGCTGGCAGCAGTGGTTTGGGCGGTATAGATGTAATACAAAATCCAAATGCTCCAGATGCGGTAACAAATTTACAAGCGGTATGGGCTGGATCCACGCTAGTTATAACTTTTGATTTTGATACATCTGCTACAGAAAATTATTTTATAAAAGATTTTTTAATTACTTTTACGCCAAATGGTGGTACTGCACAATCAATTTACATGGCTACAATAAACACCACCTCAGTACATCAAACATATAACTTTACAATTACTGCAAATGCAGCACTTTTTGGTGTATATCAAACTAATTTTTCTGCCCTATCCGTTATTAGCCAGGACATGTTCCAAAATCAAAGTGCAGCAACAACAATTGTTCCTCCTATATGGAGCAATGGATTACCAACTCCGCATATTTATGTAAGCAATATAACAAATGGTTACTCAGTTACAACAACTTATCTTGATAGCAATAGTCTTCCAGTTTTACCCGCAGTTTTACCAACATCTACAAATTTTAATTACGTTGATATTGAAGAGTATGTTGATTCTTCAAGCCCGCCATCTATTAATATTGGTTCAAATGACCCAACAAATTTACCATCGAGCTTATTTACTGGGAAACCTTTTCAGCAAGTATCTCTTTCTAGTCTAAACCCAGTTAATATCTATACTCCAACAACAGCTCCAAGATACGTAAGAGCTAAATTTACAGATGTAATGGGTTCGGGAGCAGGTTCTTATTCAAATATAGTAAAGGCATCTCCTTCTCCTGTTGTATCAGTTAATACAACTCCTCCAACAGACGTTTTAAATACATTTGGATCATTTATTTCTGGTGTTCCTGTAAATGTAACTGCTGCATCTAGCAATGGAACTACTATCACTTATACAGCAACAAATACTTTTACGGTAGGTCAAAACATAACGATTTTAGGTTTATCTACTTCAACATTTAATTTGCAGAATGTTACAGTTGCTTCAGCAACATCAAGTCAGTTCACAGTAACAAATTCAGCTACAGGAACTGCAGTTACGGGTGCTACGGGAATCGCATTTGTGGCGGGAACTGGAGACGATGTATTAATAGCAGCAACATTACCAACAGATGGAAATGCTGGAAATAGCTTTATTGTTAAATTAATGCCAAAAGATGCACCAACATTAAGCGGATCTTTTTACTTTTACCCAACTGCAACAACTTCCCCTCAAATATTTATAGTTAATTCATCTGACATATATGCTCAGCTAGGTAGTTTTTATGCAGACTATACGGGATATCTAATAAGCGTTTCTTCAGTAGGAAATCAATCTGCACATGGTGGAACAGCTATACCAGAATTTACAAGAATAAATTCTTTAGCTGGAGTTACTCCGACATTCTCTGTTGTTCCCGCTGCTAATGGATACATCGTTACTTGGTCAAATATATCTGGAGCAACATATTCTGATATTTATGAAAGTGCTACATCATTTGTTTTGCCACAAGTAAGCACTTTTTCATCAACAGGTTCGGGATCAAATGCAATAGCAACATTTGTTTTTGCATCTTCTGTAGCATCACTATTATCTGTAGGTCAAGATTTTTCAATAAAAAATGCTATACCAAGTCAATTTAATAATGAATTTATTACTGTTAGTGTAAATTCCAATACTGTTACTGCAACCCCGATACTTGCTAAAGGTGCAACATTTACAGCAACATCTTCAACTTCTGGCACAGGAATTATTGCTGAATTTAATCCAATAGATGAAACCTCACGTGTTTACGCTGGATCAAGTCCAACAACTATTCAATCACTTAATTATTCTACAAGATATATTAAAATTAGAAATTATGATAATTATGACGAAACATCTAACTTTGCTTTTCAACAATTAGTAACTCCATATGACCCAGGTCTTTTATCTCTTATTAATAACCCAGTAACTTTTCAAACTAATGGTTCCATTTATGCGGGATCATATGACGTAACAAAAACCCCAGACCCATCGGGAGCAACAGCTCACGCAATTTTTAATAAAACTGGATTATATGTTTATGATTCAAATGGCAAGCCAACTACACAAATAATTGGTGATCCTGCAGCAATTTATGATCCAACAAGTAGTACTGGAGCAAAGCTTCCAAATACAGGAATTACATTCTTAACTCAAAATGCACATATCGCTGACTGGAATATATCTGCAAGCAGCATTGAAAACACTTTGTCTGGTGGTACTGGTGGGTCAGGAACTTATACGGGCTTGTCAGGAACAGGATCATATGCTTTTTGGGCAGGTAGCCCAACACAAGGCGGCTCGGCATCAGCCAAATTTTATGTAACACCATCTGGTGCTGTAGTAGCAAGTAATATACAGATTAATGGCGGAACTCTTGATATAGGTTCAACATCATCTAATTTAACAACTGGTTTCCACGTAACCTCCGCAGGAATTATGTATGCAAAAGGAGCAATAATTGGCGGAACGCTTGAAGTAGATGATGGATCAACATTTAAAGGAAATGTTCAGGTATTAACTGGTGCTTCATTATATGCGGGAGATTTAACCAAAGCAAACCTTGCAATATCTTCAACAGGCTTATCGGCTTTTGCGTCTGATGGAAAAACACAACTTACTGGAATTGCCACAAATCCAGGAACTGGTCCAAGCTTTACAACTTCAAGTGCTTTAATCGGAGATTGGTCTGTATCAACATCAACAATAATTAGTGGTAATACAGGTATTACCCTTGATGCAGCAAATGATCAAATAGTAATTTCTGGTCCATTAACAGCAAAGTCTGGTGGCGGGTATTTAAATAATGATACATATGAGTTGGTATTAGCATCACCATCTGCTGCAACATCAAATGATGGAACGGGAATAGTTTTAAAAGCAGGTCCAAAAGGAGCAACTCCAAATTTTGCAGTAACATCAGCTGGTAATCTAACAGCTCAAAATGCATCAATATCTGGAACAATATCCGCATCTGGCCCTATTGTAGCAAGTGGAAATAATTACAGAATCTTGCTTGACCCAAATAATCAATATATTTCTTTTGCAACTGGGCTCGGTAATTCATCTGGAACATCAGCAACATATACTACAAAAGGATTGATGTATACAAGAGGAAATTATATTATTATGCAACCAGGATCTACTATTGCATTTGCTGCTGGAAGCAGTACTGGAAACTTTAATCTTGATAGCTCTTCAGAATATATTATTGCTGGAACTCCAGCACTTGTTATGAGTCAATCAACAAACACCCTTGTTTTAGGAACATCAATAACTACCGCACAACAACAAGCTAATGGATATACTGCGGGAGGTAAAACTTATTATCCACCATTAAATCAATATATTAAATTTGGCCCATCAGGAATGGCAATTACCACTCTTCCATACGTAGGTGATTTATCTGCGACCATTGGATCAGGTGCTGCAACAGGAAATCAATTCCCAACAGTAAACTCAGATCCATTTGTAAGAATGATTATTCAAAGTCCTTATCTTGCAGATGGCGGTCAGATGAAAACTGGACCTGCAATATATTACTTTAATGGAAATTCACCAGTAGGTTCAAGTGGTACCACGGGCCTCATAGGAGATATTTGGTTGGAGTATTAATATGACTACTCCAAAAGGAATGTATATAAAAGTATCAAATACTGGAAATGACAGTTATGACTGGAAACCAGTAAAAGGTCTTTATGTAAAAATTTCAAGTAGTAATAAAGATGACTCAGATTGGGCTTTAGTAGCTGGTGCTTATGTAAAAAAATATAACAGTCAAAATGATTCATATGATTGGTCAAATTTTTATGGCGGTGGATTTAGCTATCCTACTTCTTTTTCTGCTATATCAGACCCAGACAGTACAACCTCCGTAGACCTTTCCTGGCTAGATTCAATTCCAGATATTGGTTGGGATTCAAACATTACTTATGATTTATATCGAGGTACAACAAATACAGCATTAAACAATCAAACAGGAACTTTAATTTCTGGCATAAAAAGAGTTGGCCAACAAGTTTATATTAATTATGTAGACGGCGGTCTTACAACGGGTCAAGGCTATTACTATTGGGTAAGAGCAAATGAAACAATTGTTTCAAAAGGAAAAACAAAAACATCTTCTTGGTCTCCATATATTTATGTAATTCCTAAATTGCTACCTGCTACTGCTGTAGGATTAACATTTAGCGGTGTTGCAGATTTGGGTCTAACAATTTACTTAGACGTAGGATATAGTGGCAGCTGGTTTACAAGTTACAGATATCAAATATATTCTGGAACAAGCACATCTGGTACATTGTTAATGGATACAGGCACATTAAATGGTCAAGATGCTTTGTATGGATTTACAATTCCAACAACTGGGGTAACAAATCTTTATGTTGTTGCGTCTGTATGGAACTCTGCAAACACAGTGCCCTATCCAACAGCTACTTTATCTATACCAGTTGGACAATCTTATTATGCTACTACCATGACCGCAGTATCAAATGCTCCTGGTCAGATAACTGTTACTTGGAATAATCCAAACAATGCTGGTTCGTTTGAAATTATTGCGACTGGAGGAATTACATCAAACCCAGATGCTGTAAATGGTCAATTAATTAATACTGAATCTGGACTAAGTACAACATTTTATAGTTTATCAACTACAAAATCTACAACAGTTACTTTATTTTCTTATACTGGTCCACTAACTACAAGTTTTGGTGGACTTGGTATTTATCTGCCAACTGGAGAAGTTCTTCCATTGGCACCAGCACCTATTACTCTTGTTGCAAATGGTTCTAATGCTCCAGTTACTACAACTGGTGGTGGAAGCACACCGACAACCGTTACGCCTGCGGTAAGCCCTGCAGTAAGCCCTGCTGTAAGTCCCGCATCCTCATCTCTAAACTTAACTGGACAATATTTGGGCGGTGGAATTGTAGCTTTAAATTGGTCAGCAATTCCAGGTGCAGCAATATATTCTTGGTATTGTCCAGATGATTCAACAGAAAATGGTTCGGGAAGTGATCTTGCAGTAACATATGATGGTTTAAGTGCAAACACACATTCATTTACTGTTACCGCTTACTCAGATGCAGCTGGAACAAATGTTATTACTTCTCAATCAATTAACGTGAATGCAAAAACTTCTGGCACTGTAAGCCCTGCGGTTACCCCAGCAGTAACTCCTGCTGTAAGTCCTGCTGTTACACCAGGCGTAAGCCCAGCAGTAAGCCCAGCAGTAACTCCTGCAGTTTCACCTTCACAACCTCCTGCATCAACTTATTTGTCTTTGGGAACAACTGTAAATTCACAAACATCCTCAAGTTTAAGTGGTATTGTAAATCATGAAAATACTGGACCATATAATTATGTTATTAGCCTATCAATCAGCGGAGGAGCATCAATTTCTCCTTCTACATTTACTGTTCCAGGAAACACTGGTCTTGTAAATACATCATGGTCAGCCACTGGACTTATGTCGGGCACTGCTTATACCATTACCGCCACATCTCAAGATGGAACTGTAATGTCTTCTGCAACAGGAACAACGTCAACAGTAGCCGTAAGCCCTGCAGTAAGCCCTGCGGTCAGCCCAGCGGTCAGCCCAGCGGTCAGCCCAGCGGTCAGCCCTGCTGTTACCCCAGCCGTTACCCCTGCAGTAGCACCTTCTGGCGGATCAGTGTCATACAGTGGAACATTAAAGGTAAATTCAACATTAACTGCAAGTGTAACTAATGCTTCTGGAACACCTACACCAACATATACAATTGCTTGGTACAGTGGATATGATGGATATGCCTCTGTTGTAGGAACAGGAACTACATATACTTTGAGCCCAGACGATATTAATGTTTCTGTTAAAATTGTTGTAACATTTACAAACAGTGCAGGAAGCTCAACTGCACAAGTAACAACTGGAAAAATTGGTTCGCAAAGCGTAAGCCCAGCAGTAAGCCCTGCGGTCAGCCCTGCGGTCAGCCCAGCGGTCAGCCCTGCGGTCAGCCCAGCGGTCAGCCCTGCGGTCAGCCCTGCTGTTAGCCCTACTGTACACCCTGCGGTTACCCCAGCCGTTAGCCCAGTCAGTCCTGCTGTGACACCCCTTTTGCACCACCTGCGTTCTTTAGCCCACCAGCATTTAGAACCCCTAGAGTGTCATAATTTACATTGTGTTGACAAAAAAAGTGTATAATTGTATACTGTTGTTAAGGAGAAAGACGTAACAATGCGTATTTATGTATATTTAAATAAAAATAAAGTGTTTGCATTAATTCCTATAAATGATGAGAATCCCGAATCTGGGGCATATAAAGCTGCTTTTGATACGGGTGGTACAAAAGTTTTTGACATAACCGATCAACCATATGCCGATGTCGGATGGCTTTGGAATGGATCAACATTTATCAACCCAGATTTTATTAAAAGTGGCAATTAAAAGATACGCCCTAGTTGTTGAAAATGAAATTTTTCATACTTGGGTAATTGATGATAGTCTTAATCTTTATGAAAGATGGGTAGAGGGATTTTCACAAGAACATTTTGGTATGGAGGCAACGGGAATGGATAATGTAGCTATTGGTTCAATTTGGGACGGGAAGAAGTTTATTTTGCCAGAGGAAAAAAAATAATGTCAGCTTGGCAGGAATATAAAAAAAGCTTGGGTACACAAAAGCTGTGGGATGTAGTTAATGGAAAAAATTTAATAGCCTTAGAGGAAGAGTATAAAGCAAGGCTAAATATTTGTTTAAATTGCCCAGAGTTAATTAAATTTACAAAACAATGCAAAAAGTGTGGATGCTTTATGTCAGTTAAAACTAAATTAAAGGAGTCATCATGTCCTCTGGGCAAATGGTAAGAAAAGAAATCGCACCTGGAATAATGGTTTATGAAAACCTAGTAGAAGATCCAATGGCAATTATAGGTGCTATAGAGTCAGGTGCTTTAAAAGGTCATGTTGTATGGCAAGCACCATATATTAATAATGGCTCAGAAAACTTTGTTGATAAAAATGTAAGAGATTTGGATGTTATATCTATTCCTTATCCACAATACGATGAAAAGTATTTTGAAGAAAATGTAATGATACATGCTGATGAAGCAAATATATTTCAATTTGTTATTGGAAATATTTTAAAAACAGAATTTGAAAACTCTTTAAATGATTATAAAAGATTTTATGGTGCAGAAGATTTTAATAATTGGGATAGCTTTCAAATATTAAGATACGGCGACGGACACCACTTTGGAAATCACATAGATGACTCATTAATGTATCATAGACGCATATCAATGTCTTACTATTTAAACAACGATTTTGATGGCGGGGAGATAGAGTTTCCCAGATTAAATATTAAGTATAAGCCTAAAGGAAACGATCTAGTAGTATTTCCATCTGATTATGTTTACAACCACAAAGTACATCCAGTTATAAATGGAACAAGGTATACTGTTGTTAACTGGATTCATTAATTGTGATATAATGTAATGATAGCTAAGGGATAAAATGGATAAAAACGAATTAATTATTACTGCATTGCAACAGCGTATAGGTGAAATGTCAGCATCATTCGAGTTGGAAAAGGCCATGCTTAGAGCAGAATACACAGAACTAGTACAAAACTCAGAAGAAATGAAGAAAACAATTGAAGAATATTCTAAAATCATTGAAGAAAAATCAAACTGTTAAAAACTATAGTCCTGTAGTGCCAAGTGGATTAATTGCTCATACTGAAAAAGGTTACTTTTACATTAAAAGTAAAAAAAGATTCAAGTTTATTTCAGATAGAGCAAGAAATTCTTGGTCCCTACCAATTGTAGAAACAACAGAAGCCATGATATTAAATTACCCTTCTGCTGGTGTTTTGGGATTTAGGGACGGCACTTTGATAAAAGATATTTCTGATGGTAAAATATACTTAATAAGCGATTCAAAAAGAAGGCATGTGGTTGATCCAGATGTTTTAGAATGGCTAAGTAGTGAAATCGTCACGGTTGGACAAAAAGAACTTTTTGTTCATCCAGAAGGAGAAAAGCTATAAAATGTATCAGCCTATCAGATTTTGGACCAAAAGAGATAGGCGGGTCAGCAAAGAAGGATATGTTCTTATAAAAGTACCAGAACATCCAAAAAATTTTAAAGGTTGGTATTACGAACACCGACTAGTTATAGAAAAACAATTAAATAGGATTATAGAAGATTGGGAAACTGTTCATCATATCAATCATGACAAGATGGACAACAGGCTAATCAATCTTTTTATATGTTCAAGAACAGAACATAATAAAGCACACGTTGCTTGACAAATAAAGATATTGTAAGATACAATATATAAAATAAGGAAAAGAGAAATTGTGAAACAATATGAGTCAGTTTTACCTGATGATTTTGCCGACCTATTATACTCTTATGCCTTTTCACAACTAGTTGATAATAATAAAGATAGGCCAAATGTTTACACAAACCACCTTTGGGATCAAAATCTAAGAAAAAACAATTCTTTGGTTTTATACATAGAGCCAGATGAAAATCTTAACGAAAAAATTAAATATTTTTTAAATCAATCAGGATTACTTGATTTAGATTCATCTGATAGCATCGAGATGGCGATAAATGTATGGACTAAAAATTCTTATATCCCATCACATAGTGATCGTTCATATGACAAAGGAATAACTATTTATTTAAATCGTGAGTGGTCTTATGATGACGGCGGACTATTTAATTGGTTTGATAAAAAGTCTGGCGAATGGAAAGTTATAGTGCCAAAATTTAATAATGCTGTTGTAAATGACTCGGGAGAGATGCATGCAACAACACCAGTTTTAACAGACAGTCAATTACGTATAACACTACAATGCTTTGTAAGCAAAAAGGAAATTAATGAGTAATGATTTAAAATGGATGCTTTCATCCGATCAGCAGTTCCCGTATCAAGATGACAAAGCTATTGAGCTTTGGTTTAAAGTAATGAAATGGTTTAAGCCAGATGTGGTTGACTATTTAGGAGATACTGACGATCAGGCTTGCTATAGCAAATATACAGAAGGAAGATCAGCAGAGTTCTTAAGACTTCATAAAGATGATAGCAAAGATCTTATTTTGCCTATGATGAGGCATGAAGCAAAGGGTGCAAGAGATTTTTATGCTAAGACTCGTGAGATGTTGCCAAACGCACAACTCTTTTCTGCACTGGGAAATCACGACGTGAGAATCTTTAATTATGTAGATGCCAAGTTGCCAGAGTATATTAATGATGTTACTCCAGAAGCACTTTGGTCATTAGACTCTTTGGGCTATGATTATATTTATTATAATGAATTACCTAAGCATCGTTTTGGAGATATTCACGTACATCACGGACTTTCAATTGCAGATACAGGTGCAGTAAGAAAAGATATTGACGATTTACAAATTTCTTTAATTAGAGGTCACTCACACAGAATCGCTTCGCACTTCCAGACATACGAGCTACCAGTGGCGACGGGTGGAAGAACAATCCGTGGATATGAGATTGGGCATATGTGTGATGAGAAGAGTGACGGAATGAAATACACTCAAAACCATAACTGGCAAAAAGGTTTCGCAATCGCACATATTGAGAATGGTATTCATCCTCATGTACAGATTGTGGAAATTTCCCCCAATTACACTTGTGTAGTTGATGGAAAATTATTTAGTCTATAGACTAAGAAAAAAGGAGAAAAAATATGAACGCAAAGACAAAGGCTCTTTTTGAGCACTATGTTATTTCAACTGTAGTTGCAGCAGTAGCAATCTGGCAGGGTGGAAATCACCACCTTAAGCAGGTAGCATGGTCTGCAGTAGTAGGTGTCTTCGGTCCTGTACTGAAGGCTGCTTACGAGCATTTCTCATCAGCAAAGGCTGCTCCAACCACAGGTGGTGGCGGTAAGGGTGCTACAGCTCAGTAATTGAGTTTGATAGACAAATAAAATGATGAAATGTAAAAGATGCAAGGGAAGGGTATTTGTAGACAGAGTTTATTCTCAAAATCTACGAGTAGAACTTTTTTGCATCATGTGTGGCAAAAGATGGATGATCAGAAGAGATAATAGGTTTGCATCATGGGTAGCAAGGCAAGAGGAAAAAGTGCAACACGGTTACGGTATTTCTACCTAAACGGTTTGCTTCATAAAGTATTGCATCGCTCACGTGCTGAAGACTTGTTAATCGCATGGGATTATCAGCAGGGTAAGCGTGTTGCTTATAATTTAACAGATGTTAATAAAAATAAACAACATGCTTACCCCATCTCACAAGTTACAAAAATAATAGGTAAGCACGAAGATACAATAAAAATGCACCTTTACAAAGGAAATTTAAAGTATCCTCAAAGATCTTATTCTTTAAATGGGAATAAAACTCCAGGAAAATATTTTTGGAGTGAAGATGACATGAGAGAAATGCATAGTTTTTTTAAAACTGTACATCGTGGAAGACCAAGAAATGATGGCAAAACAACACCAGGCGATATGCCTAGTAGAGCGGAACTAGAAGCTATAATGAAACAGGAAAACATTTTATATGTTAAGAATGATGACGGGGAATTCGTTCCAGTTTGGAAGCAACCTGAATGGTAAATGATAAATTAACTAAAGAAGCTAAGCATACGCTGGATGCATCGTTAAAAGTTTTAGAATATGCTATGGAGTTGGCTTTACAAAAGGATGACCTAGATGCTATGATAGCAATATCAGATAGGTTGATGATGTTGTATCAACACCTTGCTGATAAGAACATGAAAAAGTTCAAGCCAGGATTCTCATTAGCTGAAAAGGAACAAGTAAATGAACAATCAGACGAGCATTAAAGTAGAGTTACAATTTACTAGAAATTTGGGTAACTACGAAAGTATTAAGGTTGGAATTGGTATTGAAGATTTCAAACGTACTGGGGAAAGTACTAGTGATGCAACTGATAGGATATATGCTTTTGTAGAAGAGAAGCTTATAGAAAAAGTTAATGAGATTGAAAGTGAATTAAAGGGTAAGGGCAAGAAATGACAAAAGATGAAGCAAAACAAGGATACGCACTTGTATCTCTTTATTGCTCTCTTTATAAAGAGAAGTACAAGAAAGTAGCGGTTGTTAATCGTTATCGTGAAAAGTGGGCTATGCTTGACGTGATTGCAAGCATAGGGTATGATAGATCAAAAGAGTTGCTTGAGTATTATTTTAAAACAGACAGAGCTGGTCATCCCCTACCTTGGTTCTTTTATAACTTCGAAAAGCTTGATATGACTTTGCAGCAGTCACAAGAAGATAAAACACGAAGAGAATTAATTCGAGCAAAAACAAAATCTATGGTTCAAGAAAGAGACGATGAACACTGAGTCAGCGGTAATTACAGCAGTATGTGAGAACAAAGATATCTCTACAGTTCTTGCTGATAATATTGATGAGGTATTTACTTCTCACAGAGATGTGTGGGAAGGTTTAAAGTCATACTATTTAAAGTTTAAGGCAGTTCCTGATATCTCAGTTCTTACTGAAAGGTTCAAAGATTTTGAGCCAGTTAAGGTAAAGGGCGAAACTGCATATTATCTTGATCAACTAAAAAATGAATATCTTGCAGGCCGTCTACGCAACCTACTGCTTACCTCTGGTGCAAGTTTGAAAACAGAAGCATCGGCAAGAGTTATTGGCGATATGCAAAAAGAACTAACAAGCCTAGGAAGGCTTACTGCAAGTGTTCGTGATATTGACTTGACTGACTATAAGTCTGCAGAAAAACATTTTGAAGCAGTAAGAAATCGCTCTGATATTATGGGCGGTAGCCCAGGCATTATGACTGGCTTCAAGGCTATTGACTATGCATACCCCACAGGAATGGCTCCAGGACACCTTATCGTCATGATTGGTTGGCCAGGTAAGGGTAAGACTTGGTTTTCCTCTTATTTGGCTTGCAAGGCTTGGGAGCAGGGTTTTAAGCCTATGATTATTTCTCTTGAAATGACTCCAGAAAATATGCGTGATCGTATCTACACCATGCTTGGGTCGGGATTATTTAAATCTTCAGACTTTTCAAGAGGCAGTATTGATATGGATGCTTTTGATGATTGGGGAAAGAAAAAGTTCTTGGATAAGAATGGTTTTATACTTGTATCAAATGAAGGTTCAGGAGTTGTAACCCCAACAACTGTTCAAGCAAAAATTGATCAGCATAAACCAGATTTGGTTATTTTAGATTATCATCAGCTATTTGTTGATTCAAATAATTCAAAAGCTCCAACAGAACGAAATATGAATATCTCTCGTGAGTTTAAAATGCTTGCAATGAGAAATAATATTCCCGTAATTGATATTACTGCTGCAACTGCAGAAGAAACGGCAGATCACGATTCTCCACCTATGTTAAATCAAGTGGCTTGGTCTAAAGCAATTGAGTATGATGCTGATATGGCTATTGCAGTTCACAAAAATCCCGATTCTAATATTATGGAAATTGTAAGCCGTAAAAATCGTCATGGCACAGAGTTTGGCATGTATCTTGACTGGGACCTTAACAGAGGTGTAGTCAAAGAGGTATACGACATTCCAATAACCTAAAATTTATGGAATGTAAATCTAACTTGGTATAATTATCAAGAAAGATTGGTGATCATGTACCCACGAAAAATACATGACTTTTGGATCAATGGAACCATTAAAGATGATTCCAAGTTTCAAAGCTCAAGGGAGAATTATGAAAGACTTTTGGTCCAGCAAATGCGGGACAAGGGTTACGTTCCTGTCCTTGACATGCAACCACAATTTAATATAAAATATAATAAAGAGAAAGATCACTACACTTTCAACTTAGTCATGTACGGAATATATCTAGGAAAAGCTAAGTCGCTATTGTACGAAGGATTCTCTGGTCAGAGTTTAATACCTAAAGGATAAAAAATGGCAGACACATACACTAAAGCGGATCTCCGCTCTATTTTGCGTTCTTGTAATATAGAGATTATTTCTCAAACAGGAACAGACTTTCTTTGCTTATGCCCGTTCCATCATAATACAGATTCTCCAGCATTTGCAGCAAGTTATTCCAAAGGCCTATATGTTTGCTACAATCAAAATTGTAATGCAGCTGGAACGATACTAGATTTAGTTGTAAAATTAACTGGCAGAAATACTTTTGAAGCAATGCGTTTTATATCTTCAAATAAAATGTCTGATGCAGAGTTGCTTGAAGAAGAGTTGAAAGAATTGTTGGATGAAAAACCAGAATTTGAAGAATTTTCAGAAGAGACATTGGTTAAACTATACAATGGGCTTTTGGCAAATGAAAAAGCTAAAGATTACTTTGCTTCTCGCAAAATTAATTTAAGTTCCATAGCACATTTCTCTTTGGGTTATTCGGAAAATATGAATATGGTGACTGTTCCACTGCATAGTCCAGACGGCATTCCCGTTGGGGTTATTGGTCGTTCAATAGAAGGAAAGTCTTTCAAGAATAGCCCTAACTTGCCACGCAACAAAACCATGTTCAATCTACATAGAGCAAAACGAGAAGGCGGGACTATTATTGTAGTTGAGTCTAGTTTTGATGCTATCCGTTTATGGCAGGCGGGATTCCCAAATGCAGTAGCCACCTTGGGTGGTAGCATATCAGATATT